AGCAGCCTGATGTTGTGAGTTGAATAGTATCATATCGTTATAGAAGTGTAGTCCAGCTTCCTCACAAGCCGTTATGGTTTTGTTTACTAACCCTCTATACTTTCCTATTTTATAATTTCCAGTTAGAGATTGTTCTCTTACTTCCGATACTACTACTGCAAAGAATCTATTGTTCTTTAACTTCTTCGCAGCCTTACCTAAGATACTGAAATACTTCTCATCGAACTCCTTATCTTCCATAGTTGATATGTCCAACGGATTATCACTATAAACTTCTAAATCATAATAAGGTGGGCAAGTAAAAACAAAATCAAATTGTTCATCACCTAAATAATTTAACATCTCATCACTATCACCAGTTACCCATTTTGGTTTATTGGATTGTTTTCGATTTTCCTCTATTTGAGTTTTAGATAAATCAATACCCATATACTCATATCCCATTTCGGTTGCTACAATACCCCTAACACTTCCGCCGGCAAATGGGTCTAATATCATTCCACCTTTAGGAGTGAACCATTGATACATATGCTCACACAGGGTTGCATCGAATATTGAAATTGTATTATCTTCCCAGAAACGGGCTCTACTTTCGGTATCCTCTCTACCTAATTCCGATTGAATATTGTAGGTTTGTACCCAGTACCTCTTACGGTCCTGCCATTCTTTAGTTCTTGTATCTAATATGGAGAAAGGCTTAATCATATGTAAATATACGAAAAAAGCTTGGAATAACCAAGCTTTTCTTTATATTTTTTATTAAATTTATTAAAGACCAGATGTATCCAATTCTGCATCTGCATGCATTTGTTGAAGATATTCTTCTTCCATATCTCTAAGCTGAACTAAATTCTTTTCGTATCCCTGAATTTGTTTAGTTAATTTAATAAGAATTTGTTTTAGAATTTCTTTCTTTTTAGGGTCTTTTTCAGTATTATAAGGAACTACTGCTTTCTTTCTGTCAGCCATTAATTCTTTAATCTTCTTTTCAACTGCTGCTGTTTTTACAAAAATCTTTGGAGTTCTACCACTAATTTCTTTTACTACTGATTCATTGGGTACACAATTTGGAACTTGTCTACCACCCTTATCTTTCATACCAACTTGCTTATATCCTTGCCAACAAGGACCTTTATCTTCAGCTATTCTAGCTTCGTTTTGTCCGTATTCGTGATAGTTGGATGATGCTTGTGAAATAAAGTTTTCTGCATTAGTAATATGGTCTTGAATCCAAGCTGGAATATCTTTTTCGTTTTCACCCATTTTAGCTTTCAATTCAGTTGCCATCTTAATAATGGTATCTAATGAATTGTTTGCCATAGAAACTTCATGGTCTTCAGAACCTTCGGCTTCATTAACGAATGCGTTTGCAAATGGATTAGAAATTACTTTACCCATTTCAAATTTACCAAATGCTTTTTGAGATACCAATCCTCCTAAACGAATCATAATTATTTCTTTTTATTTCCTAATCTTTCGTGCATTGTATCAGTACTGATATCTGCAATCTCATAGTAACGATTTAAAATGTGACCCATATCTTCATATAAAGAATGTAATCTTTCATCCATTGCTTTTGCTTCAACAGCGAACTTATCAAATGATTTACCCATTTTATCCAATTCCTGCATATTTCTTTTTACAGTCACATTATCAAACCAATCACCACTCTCTCTTAAGGTCATTTCTTTTGCAGCCTCAACGATAGCACCTAAAGTATTTGCTACTTCAGTTACATCGGATTGTCTTTTCATTTGGTCTTGGAAAGTGTTGTAAGTAGAAATGATTTCTAAGAAGTGTTTTTTAACTTCGTTTGATAATTTTCTATCTTCTAAATTTTCAGATAAGCTGAACTTACCATTAACTATCTTTACTTCTTTCAAGTTAGTTTTGCGGATATCATTGTATGCTTTAGCTACAGTTGTTCCTTTTTGTGCATCAACTTTTAAGGTTATCTTATTGTTGTGTACGAAATCGTATATGTCAAATGGTTTACTCATTTTTATGCTATTTCAGTTATTATTTCTCTCATTAAATCCTGTGCTTTGCAGTAATCACCACAAACATCAGTTCCTATTTGTTGTAAGCCTCTATTAACAGATTCGTTTACAGGCACCATAAATGCACCATGTGTAGATGGGTTAGAAACAAAATCCCAACCAATCAATTCAAAGTCATCCTGAACCTTTACTTTACCTTCTCCTATATTAGTTACCGAACCCATACCTCTTGATGAGATACCTAATAGGATTCCAGCTTTTAATAATTCTTTTAAGATATTACCAGATGGTGTTGGTAGAATTTCTACTGTCCCACACAAATCATCCCCTTCCCAATGTATTTCTCTTACATTATGAGATACGTTCTTTAAATTAATTACAGTAGAATCTGGATGGTCTAATTCACCTAATGCTCTACGTTCTTTAATTAGTACTTCGTATTTCTTAGATTCTCTCATTAAGATTTCTTTAGGATATACTCTACCATTTTGGTTTTCCGCAGATGCTCTTTGTAGAATACCTTTTACTAAGGTTCTCCCTCCGTCATCTTCTTGTACCTTACCTTCAAATAGGTTTGTTTCTATTAAGAGTGATTTCATATTATATTCTTATTTCTTAGATTCCATTTTGCTTCTAATCTTATTAGCAATAGTACCTAATTGAGATTTATCTATACCTAAACTATCAATAACTTGTGCAACTAATTGTAATTTTGCATTATTATTTAATTTAGCATCTTTAATTTTATCAATAGCCATTGCTAATTTGATTTTTACTGCAGATGGTATAGTTGCAGATGGTAATTCAGTTGCTATATCTTCAGTTTTATATTTTTCACCACCAACTTCAAACTCATCATCTCCTGCTTGCTTTGCGTTAGAAACGGCTGCTCCAAAAGCATTACCTTCACTCTTTTCACCTTTACCATTCCAAGCAGAATCAATTTTATTAAAGAAAGCTTTCTTTTCTTCATCTGACATTGCATTAATATCTTTACCTGCTTTATCTAAAGCTTTCTGAAAGAATGCTTGATATTCAGATTCTTCTGTCATTACTTCCTTAACTAATTCTTTTAGTCTTTGTCTAGTTATGTTCATATTATAATGTTCTTATTTTTTCCGAAAGATTCATTAACCTTTCTTTTATCTTATGTAAACTCTTATTTGTTCTTTTATAGTAATCATCTCTCTTAACTCCATTCTCATTCTTTATCTTAGAATACCAGTTAACAAATTTCTCTACCTCACCTAATTGTTGTTTGATAGATGTTATACCCTTACTCATTTTAGCTTTAGGAGAACCATCTTCATTTTTAATTGCTAACCAACGATTTTCAGATAAATGCAACCCATCCTTAGCAACTTCCATACCACTTACATCTGCTATATCCTCATCATCTATATCTTTAATAGCTACTGGTTGCTCTTTTTCTTGTTTAAGATTTAATATTTTTGATTCTTCTAAATCATCAACAACCTCACCACCAGTTACGTTAGCTAATCTTTTGTTTTTCTTTGCAGTTTGACCAGGTTTAGAAAATGCGTTTGGAGTATCATATCCAGCAACTGCACCAGTTCCAGTCATTTCTTCCAATTCCTTTTCAGATTGGATTTCTTTAACTATTGTTCTGATTATTTCTTTTAGTCTATTTGACATTTACCTTTGATTTTAATTCTTTGATTAACTCATAAGAAAGCATTATAGATGAAACGTGATTATCGGTTACAGTTTTACCAATTTTCATTTTTTCTAAAACAGAAATAGTTTCTGATAATTTAATAGTAGTAACTTTATCACCGATTTTAGATTTGATAACTTTTAATTCGCTAACAATTTGTGGAAGTTCTACTGCCAAATAATCTTTAAATTTAGATGTATTAGACATATTGTTAATATACTCTTTTAATAAACTTTTTTGTTTATCATTTAAATTTGTATATTTTTTATTGAAAGTTTCAACAAGAATCTTATAAGTTAGTAAACGTAGGTCTTTGTCTTGTTGTTTATATGTTTCTATCAACTTTGTACTATCTGTTGTAGGTATTATTTTATTTACAGTAGGTCTAGAAATGATATTTTCAATAAGTGTTACCTTTGAATTGAATATATCTTTAATATCGTAATTTTCAGTTTTTCTTGATTCGAACACCTTATATATAGATGCAATTACTTTATAATTTGTTATAGGGGATGATAAAAATTGCTCTAATTCAAATTTTGCATTAATCTCTTTAATAAGATTATACTTCTCCTTTGATAATTTTGCAACATTCAATTTAGAATGAGCCTGTGATACAGTTTCAACAAACATTTCGGCTTTTGATTCCGAATTGTATTTTTCTTTTAATAGCAAATCATAAAGACGTAATTCTTTATTTAATTCAGTGCCAGATGCAAAGAACTCTTTTACTATTTTTTTTGCGTTTTCCGTCTTATCACCATTAAGTACCTCTAATGTTATTTGTCTTACTAATAATTCAAATAACACTCCAGTATTCTTAATTTTGGAATGTTTTATTTTTTTCATTTATTACCCTATGTTTAACCTATGTCTATAAACTAACACATATAAATATAAACTTTTTAATGTTTATTAAAATTTAGTGTCATCTATCAAATTATTTTCATCTAAAAGTGAAGTTTTTTCCGATATTATCTTCTTTTTTGATGAAATTCCATTTATATATTCACGTGCTAGTCTTTTTCCTGATTCATTTGTTCGAGTTTCTCTCTTTCTATCTGCTTCATTTTCTTTGTTACCCAATGGGTCTCTACCTAATGGATGTTTATCCTTTCCGTAAGTATTTCCCTCTCTTGGTCTACCACCTTTATTATCTACAATATTTTGTTTCATTTTTTCAATTTCCTCCTCCACATTTTGTTGCGGTGGTGGATTAGCTGGGTCTTCTCCTTGCTGTTCAATTGAGTTGTAACGGAATCTATCTTTAAGGTCTAATACCATTTTAGCTCTCTCTACATCCATTTCATCTTCACTCATTCCAAATACGTTATGGAATACCCAATCGCTTGATAACATATTCAATGCTTTCAAATCAGATGCTAATCTTGTCTTTTCACTCCAAAGATTTACTTTCTCTTGCTCATATATTGTAGAAGCGTTAGTTAAAGTAAGTTGGAAGTTTGTCATTTCGGAATCATCAATACCTTGAGATGCCAAATGTACAATTGCTATTTTAGTTAATTCACTAACAATTGTTCTTTGAATTCTTTCAATAGTTCTAGCGAAACGAACATCTTGAGCGGCAAGAGTTGCTTTACCATTTACATCTTCTTCATATCCTAAAAATGATTTAGGTACTTTTAATGCTGCAAATAGTTTAGCTTTTAAATAATCAATATCTTCTGTTGCTGTATATTCTAAACCTTGTAAGTTTTCAATTGATGTACCACTATCCCCACCTCTAACAGGTAAAAAGAAATCTTCGGTAAGATTCTGAATATTGTATTTTAAGTTGTAATCTCCTGTATCTTTATTAACAAACGGAGTTTTCTTCATTTTGGTAATAATCTTTTGCATGTAGTTATCAACTTCTTGCGGATTTATATTACCAATATCAATTTTAAATACTCTTTTTTCAGGTGCTCTCATAATACGATGTATCATCATAGCATCTTCCATAAGTGATATTTGCTTCCAAACTCTACGACCACCTTCAATCATTGCTTTACCATATGGTAAGAAATTTGTATCAGATAGTAAACGGAAGTGAGCCATTTCATAGTTCTCATATTCCTTCTTACCATATCTATCAACTTCACATTTAAATTTAATATAATTTTGATTATTTGGGTCTGTGCCTTCCAATCTTTCCGTATTATATACAGAATATGGTATTACATTTACAATACCTTTACCTTCTGCAATTTCCAATGCCAAGAAAAAATCACCATATTTTACAAGGTTTCTAGTCCAAGGCCATAAATTAAATTCTATATTCATTACATCATAAAATAAATTATGAAGAATTGAACTTACATTTTCATTTGATGAACGGATATGAAGTACATCACCATATTCATTTTTTGTTGTAGATTCATCAGAATATATATCTAATGCAGAAGAAATGATTGGGTCATTATCCATAGCATCATAATCTCTAAAAAGTTCTCTACGAACTTGATGATATGCCATTGATTGTGCACCAGTTTGGCTTTCGTAGTAAGACCTTTGTAACTTTGTATATCTATCTCTAAGATTTACGAAGTTTGTATTCATTTGGCGTTCATCCGTATCTACAACCTTACGTTTACCGTCACTATCAACGGTTACGATTGCGCTGGTTGAGAATAACTTCTTTAACCTACCAAAAAAACTTCTATCATCTATTTCCTGTTCTGCCATATTTTATTATTAATTTCTAAAAAAATCCTATTTTGACATTATATGATATAAATATCGTAATTTATCAAAACACTATAACCATTCGGATAAATCTTCAAATCCATCACCAACTCTCATTTTCCAAGGATTTTCACTATCACCAAACCCACCACCATAAACTCCTTGATATGCATTTGATGTTATACCAGAAACTGCGTTTTTAGTTAAGTCAATACCTTCTTGTCTTAATCTAAGTGCGGTATCTCTAACCCATAATCCTATTGAAAATGCCATTGTCAAATCATCATTATAACCTTTCATAGCCTCTGCTCTACCATTCATATAGATAAATGTGAATAACTCATCTATTAAACGAGAAGAACGAACTATAACTGATTTCTCTCTGAAGTAATCGGTTAATTTAGATATGATTAAAGGTCTAGTCTTAGAAGTAGTTGAAAATCCAGCTACCAATCCTCTTTCTTCTGACCTGTATTTATTTGTCATTTGATGTTGGATATCAATATACTTTAAATCCTTACTCATATAGAATAAGTTTTTATATCCTCTATCAATTACTTGCTGAATTGTTGCCCAACCAATGTTTGCGTTCTCTATTACAAGTAATGCATCATTGTATTCAGTTGAAAGTGCTACTAAGAAATTTCCAAAATCTTTTGTATCCACTTTACCTTTATATTCTGCTACTTGAGTTGCGTTTACAATATCAATTACATGGCAGGTAGAGTAATCCCCACCATCACCTCTGGCCACATCGGCCACAACCATATAAGATTTATTATAATCGGCATGCTCCCATTTCCAAAGGTTTCCATCAAATCCACCTTTCTCAATTGGGTCCTGAATGTATGTTTCTTTATAGAACATTAGGGTTTCCGGTTCAATTACAGTTTCACCAGAAGATACGAAATCACAATCACATTCTTGTGCTGCTTTTTTAGGTCCTAATAGTTTTTCTTGCTCATCTCTCCATTTTTGGTCTCTTTCAGGATGCACTGTCCAATGTAATCTGATTGTATTGAATGGGTTTCTACTTTCCTCAGCTCCTAACCAAGTTTGGTGAAACCAATTACCCACACCATTAGGAGTGGATAATGCAATACAACTACCACCCGTAGATAATGTTGATTGAGCTGCCACCCAAATCTCATCGATATCATCAATGAAAGCTGCCTCATCAAATATTAGAAGTGATAATGCTTCCGAACGTCCTGCATCAGGAGAACTTGCAATAGCTTTAATTTGAGAACCATTGTGTAAACGAAGGGAAAGCTTGTTATCCTCCATAGAACCTCCCTTAAGCCAACTAGGAAGTAATTCATGCATCACTCTTACCTTAGTTACTAAGTTCTTTGCAACATCTTGCTTTGTTGCAATAACCAATACGTTAAAATCAGAATTAAATATCATTTTCCAAAGTGCGTATCCAGCCGATAAGGTTGAAATACCAGTTTGACGTGATTTCAATACTACATTAAATCTATTACCTGCAAATTGAATTAAAGTCTTTTCCTGAAATGGAAATAGATGAAAGGGTATTTTACCTCTTACCGGATGTTGAATCATACAATACTTTTTCATAAAGTGAATCGGGTCTACCGCACACTTTTTGTATTCTTCTGCAATAATATCTTTTAGAGATTTCTTTTGTGTTATACCAGTACTCATATTAATCGTTAAGGGGTCTTACTAAATCGTAATTTTTATCTTTTAATTTATCGTAAGCCTCATTTCTTAATTTAGTAGCTTGTTGAATCTCATCTTCAAATTTAACAATTTCTAAAAGGATTTCTGCTTTAAGTTCTTCCACATCTCTTTCCATACTCCACTTTTCAATCTTACCATCTTCTTGAACCACTTCATAAGTTTGTTTTGCATCTCTATACGCTTGTTTAAATTGAGCAACAACATCATTACCATGTGCAATCATATTAGATGTGATTTTATATGTTTCGTAATAACCCCATAATCCATCAAGTTTAATCTGCGATTCTTTTTTTGCTAAACAAGTAATACAATATCCAGTTTTAGATATTAATTTTTTATCAACTCTACCTGGTTTAATAGTTTTACAATCTTCATCTTTACAAGTGTTTAACTTATCTAAATAAGCTCTAACTTCTGCCATAGTATCACCTAACTCCGATGTTTGAACTTTACCAGCTTCCAATTGCTCCCAAGACTTACCATCTTCATCAGTCCATTTTTCACCAACCTTACGTTTTATAATTTCCTTATCTGCTCCAGAAAATGAAATAAATGATTCCTTTTCATATTCGGCGCCATGCATTACCATATCCACCAACTTTCTACGTGTTGGATGCATAAACTTTTTATTGAATTCCTTTGCCATATTACTTACGATATATTTGTATATATAAGTATATCAAAATAAAGAAAACGATTATTTATCGAAGAAAATACCTAAAATTTGATTTAGGGGTGCGAATGCACCTGTTAATTTGTAAGTGTTACCACCATATACAAATACAATACCCTCATTTGGTACAATCTTTTCAAATCCACCAAGTGCATTTAGGCGAGATAATTCTAATTTTAATTTTTCAATTTTCTTAGGGTCACCACTTGCTTTTACTTGAGCTATTGTTGATTGTAAACGAGCTACCATTTGTCTTTTAGCACTATCAGGGTTTGCTGTAAGAACCGAATCCATAAAAGATAGTACATCAGCACCAACTCCTAAAAATATCTCCTCAAATCTCATTAGATTTTGCTTCCCTATCTTTTGTTGGTCTTGCTTATCAGTTTGTTCAGCCCATGCTCTTAATTTGTCATCAGTTATTTCTGCTATACGGAAACTCTTATCACCAAAAGCCCATCTCTTTATTAATCCTATCTTTTGTTGATAATCTAACTTCTTAGCTTTCTTTTCTACAAAGTTAGTCCACCATGCTTGATGATAATCAGCCACACCATCACTATCCGCTAATTTAAATTCATTTTGAAGTTTAGAAATCATTCCTAAATATTTTCCTTGCAATTTAGAAAGATGTTCCGATTTAGGAAGTTTATTAATTGGAGGTCCCTGAATTGTGTACTTTGATTGAACATGTGCGTTTACTTGTTTAATCATTCCACCTAATATAGATGCTGCTTGTTGGTTCTCACCTACAATAGTACCATCGATATCATAATCAAATGTACCATGAAATACCAATAGGGGTTGATTGTAAGGGATTACGTTTACAGAGGTTGGATATATCACTTCTAAGTTCATAAACGAGCTACCATCCTTAAAAACCTTCTTACGTTGAGGTTCGGATAGTGCTCCAATTGCTTTGGATAAATCCTGCATAGCGAAGTTGTAAGCATCGGTTAATCCACCTCTGCCAGCAAACTTAGTAGCTACTTGTCCTATTGTCATAGCACCTTCACCTTTGTTCTTTAGGTGTGATTTGTTACGAGCTGCAACTAATCTACCATTAACCCAACTAACTGCCAATGCCTGTCCATCAGTCTTTTCTCTTGCCAATTCCAAATCACCATTTAATGCCCTTACCACAATTTGTTTTAAATCAGCAAATGTAAGATTCATTTCAATATCAAATGGATGATTCATGTGACCATACGCACCACCTTCTAATAATAATGATTCGTTTATTGATTCTTTTATTTTTCTTTTTTGTAGAATTAATTGTTGGATTTGTGAAAATATAGATTGTATATCCTTATCTAATTTCTTTTCATCTGCACTCATTGGAGATTCTATATCCATATTAGAATATAGTTTTTTCTTTTTAGCAATTAATACATCTACCTTTTTAATTAAATCATTTTTTACTTTATCCAAATCTTTTATTATATCGGATGTAGTTGCTT